GTTAAACTAGATGCTGTTGCTACATCTGATACCGATAAACCAGTTAAGTCAGGCATACCTGAACTCATTCTAGTTGTTATTGCTCCCGTAGTTGCATTTTTAGTTGCAACTTGGAAACCTTTTTCCGAACGTACCGGTCCGTTAAACGTTGTTGATGCCATAATTATATCCTCCTAGTTTCCGAACATAGTCTCTAGGCCGTCGACTATACGCGTCTATGTTCTTTTAATAATTGTATAGTAATAAAACTATATACTACATTTTAGTAGAGCGCAAGAGAGCCTGTGATGTGAATTGAATTTATTCAACGATGTAGCTTTTTATTAAGTAGCTACTGAAACTTCGGGTGCAGCGTCTTCCACCTTATTTTGCAAATGTGCTTTTCTAGCCTCTGCAAGTTTTATATGGCTAATTACTTCTCTGACTTTTCTGTCAATCTTAACCATATTGAGAGTATATCTACCCTCTTTAAGATGATCCTGCTCCCATTCTAGGTCTAGACCCTTCTTCTTTGTGTAAAGGTCCTGCAGATGTTGTTCCATCTTCTATAACCTCCTCATAGGTTATTCTATTTACTCTTGGATCATGCATTTCTCCAAGAGACTCCCACGTTATATCATTTTTTCCAAGTTTGTCAATGATAGCATTTTCTATATCTAATGGGCCGTCTAAAGATTTAATAATGAAATCTGAATGTTTTTGATATGCAAATATTTGGACTCTAAATTTTTTCATGTTCTCACCAGTTTGTTAGATAAATGGGGCCGTTTTGAGGCGGCCCCATAAATTTTATTAATTACGCACCTTCAACGCCGAAGATACCTCTGAAGTCAGATACTCCAAATGAGTATCTTTCTCTAGCTTTGTATCTTACGTTTCCAGTATCGAAGTCACCTTCCATTGCAGTTGTCAATGGAGCTCTTGTGAACATTTTC